TGTCTGACATAGAATCTTGTTCTGTATGAGGGTCATCGATAATCAGTAAGTCTGCACCACGACCCGTGATTGACGAACCAACGCCAGCAGCATAGTATTCGCCCCCTTGATTCGTTTCCCATCTACCTTTTGCCTTGGAGTCCTCACGCAACTTTACATCACCAAAAATCTGTTTGTATTCCGGTGAGTCAATGATGTTACGAACCTTGGCTCCGAACCTTGCTGCAAGTTCGGTATTGTGAGACACCTGCATAATTTTTAATTTAGGGAACTTACCAATAATCCAAGCAGGGAAGTAAACAGAAGCAAACTCTGATTTGGTATGCCTAGGAGGCATATTGATAATGAGCCTCCCTTTTCTTTGGTCTGCAATATCAGTAAATTCTTTGGCTATGATCTGGTGGTGTCCCCACTCACTCATAACTTTTGATTTTCTACAAATAAAATCGGGCCAGACTTCTTGCACGAAAGCTAAAAAATTATCCTGACAAAGCTTTACATGCTGTATCCAAAGCCTTTCGACTTCGAGCCTCATCTGTTCTGTGGTCATTAGATCGGTCTGCATACAAATTATTATAACGATAACTAGACTTTTTGCTAGTATGTGCATCTATGAAATAGGCTTTTATAGAGGTTTTTGCTGTACGCTAGGGTCTATGCGTGGCACGACACAAAAAAATAAATTTTGATTTTGAGATGGATAATGAGCCTTGTAAATTATAGACAAAAAAAAGGCACAATCCCTGTGCCTAAATTCTAGCCAGTAATCAATCTATTACTATAATTCAAGGTTGCCTTGAAGTTTTTCTGCAAGAGGTTGCAAGAGAATTGCTATGTGAGTTTTTAAATCACTTGATTGAGCTGTGCCTTGATACTTAATAAGATTTTCTAAAAGTATCTTTTCCAATTGACTAGCATATAATTGATAATCAATTTGCTCATTGACAAGTACACCCTCTACTCTCTCCCTCTCTTGAGGTGTTAGTTGGCTCTCTACAAATTGCATTAAGTTAAAATTATTATCAGGCATTATTCATCTCCTTTTACGTTTAATTCATCATAAGATGTAACTGTTGTATTATCCTTTATAACTTCCTCTATATGATGACCTGGAATTGAATAATTTACAGCTAATGAGTTAATAACATTTTTATAATCTATTACTTTTCTTTTTTTAGGTGTAAGAAAAAAATAGGTATAAATGTTATTAGTTTTTACAGCTACAGTTTTTCTTAATAGTTTATTAAGAATAGATAAAACATTTTTTCTACTTTTGTTATATAAATCCTTATCACTATCAAATTGCTGTTTAAAGGTTGCAAAAGATTTTAATAATACCCTTTCATCTTTTGTAAGTTTTTTATCTGTTGATAAGATAAAATTTTCGTTCAGTTTTTGTAAGTTCATATTTTTACTCCTATTGGTTAATTAATATTATCTTACCCTTTTAATTATAAGGATTTACTATCCCATGTCTACTTATATATGCCTATATATAGAAAATAATTTTGCTTGACTTTTTTTTAGAAATCCGTGCAGGTTTTTTTATATACTCAAACTCGCTCGTACCCTGCCCAAACGGGACGGGGTGGCGAAGCCTCCTGGGGTTTTTTTATATAACGACACGGATCAAAATCTTCTTGCAAACGTCGGGACAACCACAGTTCCTGGAAGCCCAGCAGGATAAACTATATAGCTTACAGACCACGCACCACGCACGGCGGGACGGCGGGACAACAGACAAAAAAAACCCCGAGCTTGGGGGCTCGGGGAAAGTAGGTCGCTAATGAATTAAAAAACTAAAACTAAAAAAAATCCATTGACCTCGAGGACGGCGAGGGTTTCTCGCCTATATGCCTATCAGCATATTTCAAAACCCCCTGACTGTCTACAAAAATTTGCAAACCTTTGCACATTCTCAACATCAAAAGGGTAACTATCTTCCCAACTTCTTTGTTTATAGAGCTTATCCCATTTCTTTTTCTGCACTTCTGGATAGTCAGCAGGTGCAAGGTTGTCCTTACCTGTTAGCTTTATAACTTCTTGCTTTAATGCTTCCATTTTCTTTTCTACCTTAGCATTATGCACACTAGCCACTTTCATAGCTTCATTGACTTCCTTTTCTTTTTCAGCAGTATGCCCTTTTTTAATAAGTGCATCTAAAGAGTTCGCAATCCTTATTGCTCTATCTTCGTCAACTTGATGACCTGAATTCATATGCCATTCATCATAATCAGCTTCAGAAATCTCGCCTGTATACTCATACACATAATGAGCCAACTGTCGCCACCACCAAACATTGTTGCGAAAATACTCACCAACATTTTCATCTTGAAATTTTTCTTTCGCTTCCCAATATGCTTTTCTTTCTTCTTCGGTAGCTACCTCATAATCAATCTCTTTAGGTCTAACACTACCTTCTTTTATTGTCGGATTTAATCCGTATACATCAAAACCCATATTTACCTCACTTTTTTGATTAATAGTATCTCCCATAATAGCAAATATATAAGATATTGCAAATTTTTTAGCTCCTTATTTGCGATATTTCAATTTGCCCTATACTAGAGTACCCCCAAAATTGATGAAAAGATGAGTTATGTACCATCTGTCAGGTTTAGCCGAACCAGCTGGTTCCTGGTAACCAGCCTGGTTTTTATAAGTAACAAGACAGAGCTGCGACGGCGCGGCGCGGCGGGGCCAGCAGGTTAGAACCAAAGACTTACCAAGTAGATAGCGATCAACAACGAGACTTTAGGCATTAAGAAGGGGAAGAGAAGCGTAGCCAGCAGGGCCCCAGACAACAGACCCAAGTCTACTCACCTCCATTAGCATCACCGGCGTCGGGATCCTGGGCTTCATATTGTTCTTGTTCTTCTAGCTGCTGAGCCCACTCGGCGTGGGGATCGAGATCCTCCTGGGAAGGTATATCTATTACCACGAGATCTTCATGGACTTCGGCGCGCGCGGCGGGATTCAATTGTAATAACATATCTACTAACATAGCTTCTCCTAATTTGTAATTTTATTAGCATACGTGACGTCCTGCTCATTCGTGTGAAACGAAACTTTTTCATCCAATGAAAACTCTGCGTGATCAGGTACATTTTGCACTGTGCCGACACCTTTGCTTCTGTCCCCATCGGTGATCAACACCCACATTTTTTCTGTCACACCGTCAGGGGCTTTTGGAAAGACGCAGTATATGTATTCGCTTGACACCTCAGGGTTATTCTTAACTTCGTGATATAAGTCTTCTCCATGCTCTTTACAGCTGTACACCACATTGCCTTTTTCTTTCTTGTTCATTTTGTCCTCTCTTGTTGTTTTAATGTACTCCCACCTTATCCCATATTAAATAGTATTACAAGCTTTTTTTCTAAACCTGGAAACCTGAGTTTAAACGCTACCTGCCATCATCAAGTGCACCAATTCTACCAAAGTAGATATTGGTGCACTTTGATCCTGGTAAAACCCAGCTGGTTGCGCCAGTTGGTCCCTGATGGTATAGAGAGTCAGCGCGGGACGGCGCACGGGACGGCGGGACGAGGGCTTCTCAGGAGGATCCTGGCTGGGATGGCCAGCAGGATCTTTATATGACTTAGGTCCCAGCGGGACGGGGCACGGCGGGACGGGACTTCAGGAATGATGGTGCACGTGGCGTGGATCAGCAGCCTGGGATGCCAGCAGGATCATATGATATAAAGTTTCGGGGTCAGCGCGGGACGGCGCGGCGCGGGACAAGGATTCTATGACACTCGGTGCACGAACCTCTAGAAGTTCTAGCCTTGTCTCCGAGGTACCTACATTGAGAATACGGACAGTTCCACCCGCTTGTTGATAGTTTAGATGCCAATTAATCTGAAACTTTGACAACCCACAATTCTTAACATCTGTAGCTTTAAGCTCTAACCAAAAAGATCTACCCTCAATACACCCAAAAACATCAGGTATTCCGTTGATTGTAGAGGATTCTATACGAGTCAGATGCCAGTCTTTACGCCCTTTCTGAAGCTGGTTAATCTTTTTCCATAGTTTTGACTCTTTGGTGGACATTTAGTTAATTTGATATACGATATTATTATGGATCAGAAAATGGACAAATATGGTAATTTAACTATATCACTCTTTGACATAAATGACAAAAGTGATGAGGACAAATTTTTTTATTTTTATATGGGTCTTGACCGACCTAATAAAAAACTAATTGAAAATGCTTTTTACCAAGCTTACTCAAAAAAATTACTTAACAAAGAAAATCCAGACATCATTCACCGCGAAGAAAATGGTATAACTCACATAGAAGTACACCCATCAAATATTTTAGCAAACATAGAAATTATAAAGAGGATTTTAGCAACTGATGTGTTTGAAGATGAAAACGAGTAAGCACCCGCTGTATATAGTGATTTGGAAAGATCATACCGGTGACTCAGCTTGGAAAAGTGAAGAGGAGATTAGAAAAGAAAAATACATACTGGCTTATAGTATTGGTTACCTAATACATCAAGATAAGGAATCGGTAAAATTATGTAATACTTACACCTCTGACGACGGCTACGGTGGTTTAGATCTGATACTTAAATCTTGTATCGTTGAAATGTACGAGATTGAAATGCAAAACTAATCATTATCACCCTGAACGATTATAGTATTAGCTCCTATTTTTTGTTCTAATTCTTGTAGTCTTTGCTCTAGCTGATCTCTACTCATACCCTCTAATGTGTTATGAGTTATTTCTTTTTTGTCTACATATTGACCTGCCAATTGCCCTGACCTAAATTCAGCATTGATAGCAGCAGTGTACTGACCTTTCTTTTCACTACCGTCCCTAAGTTTCTCTAATATCTTATAGCGTCTCAGTTTATCTTTTTCGTACTTTGCCTGTTCCTCACTTAATCGCATTTCAAGATAGCGACATACATGTGGGTTTATTTCAGGATTTGTTAGTCTACTTCCTAAAACCATAGCTGAATTTTCTGTTTTATAGCTATACCCAGCTTTGATCACCGCATCTTTTTTAGATATTACACCCCAGTCTTCAACTAAAGCGTCTACAAATGCTTTTTGTTTTTCAGTCAAATCAGCTGTTGTTTTTAATGTATTTGCTTTACTTGGCACCTATGCACTCCCTTAGAAACATTTTTTTTAAAAAATAATCGCATAGTTGCCTCCTCTGTATTCCATAGTTTTTAAGGAATATTCCTAGTAAGATATTGTCTATAATCCTATTCATACAGTGTTTTCCATACTTTCCTTAATTCCTGGTCCTATACAAACATATTTTTTAAAAAGTGTTTGTATAGAGGTGCTTATGAGTAAATTTCATTTTTTTGGAACCTCATTAGCTCAACTAAACGATTATCAGTAATATTATACACAATCGCTTGGGTAATTAATTCTTTTATGTACCCATCTTGGTCCGAAAAGTATTCTGTCCCTGCTTGTCGGTACCTAGAATACAAATCATGAAGTTTATTTTCATTGACTTCACTTGTTTCTGGCCGTACGCCGATGAGCCGTAGTCCTTTGGTTGAAAGCACCAAATCATTAATGCGACTCAGCCAGTTGGTACTGTGACCGATCTTAATAAAACCCTCTAAATTTTCAATGAAATAAATGTGACTGGCGGTCCTGGTAATCTCAAACAAATCATCATAACTCATGCCCGCATTAGCTTTAACTTTTAGCTCTGCCGCTTTGAGCCGTGCTTCACGGATTGACATAGCTGGCCACAAACCAAAAACTCTTGATTTGTGTACCTTTTTATCTCGGTAATCAAAAGCAAATGAATGAGTGCCCTTCTTACTCGCATTACAAAGTAAACTAGGTTCTTTTGTGTCACGCACATAGACGCCTCGTTTCAAACCAAACTCAGGTTTCCAGGTTTTTAGAAACTCATCCGTCAACTCTACATAGTGACTTTTGTCTGTTCTCCTAACCATGGAACTCTCCTCCCCTACTACTAAGCTACCTGAATAACTTAATATAATCAACAAGGTGCAGGATCAGCGTACTTTCATTCAGAGTTGATTAAAAAATGATCCCACACCCTATGCCAACACTGACAAAAAAACAGTGCTAACATATTCTGTTGATGTCAAAACTACTTCTTCTCGCAAAGCATTAACTCTTTTCCTGGTCATACGTTGTTTATCTTTATCGGATAAATTTTTCATATAAATATAAAGTCTATTATACTCTAGCCACATTAACTGGCGTTTAGTAAATCGTATATTTTTATCTTTTAACGCTTTGACATAAGCTTCTTTAACTATTTCTGGTTCAAGTTCCGCGCAGATGCATACATTGGTAAAATCATCACACATAGAAATGATCCAATTATGTGCTTTTAATTTTTTGAGTGAGTTTTTACGATCTGAATGAGTCACAAAAGCATCCTCAAAAGCATTTAATATTACACAGCGCCAAAGTTTTGCTTCTGGACAAAGATCGTCCTGATCAATAATATTGCGAGCCAAGTTAATGCCAATGGCTCTGAGTAAATCTGTGGATGCTTTCATTAGTGTCCATGTGCTCGTATTAAATAGCCAATGATTTTTTCATATACTTGAAGAACACTTTTATCACAGTTTATTTGCTTTTGAAAGTCATAATCTGCAATCACACCAGCGATAAACTCATGCTTATCTTCACTTGACATCTTACCCACCTCTGCCAAAGAAAATCGGGCAAAATCCATATCTAAGATTTCTTCCCAAGTTAAGCTTAATTTTTCTAGTTTGATAGCCATACTTTAATTGTATGGCTAAATTTACTTCTGGTCTATATCGTCCTTACCACCATCAATCACGACAAGTTTTCGTTTACCGTTAGGTTTTAAAGTAACTCCCTCTTTTAAAACACTATCGATAAAGTTTAAATGATCACAGGTACCATGAGTTTGTATGACTTTTGCTTCATGCTTTAATCTTTGAATGTCAACAATATCATCATCATTGTGTTCCATGTAACCGAACTTATGTCCCATGAGTAATTGAGCCACAGTATTGACATGAAACTGATATTCTCTTTCATCAGTAATCTTTGAAATACAAAGTAAAAGCTCTCGCAAATCGTTGCCTAATTTTTCATCCACTAGGCTGCCCTGCTCTTTTTGATTTTTTCTATCTTAAGTTTACTCAAATCAAGATTATGCTTTCTCTCATAGTCTTCTATGAAGATAGCCAGTTGATCACTTGGAGAGCGTCTCTCCAGCTTACATATTTTTTTAAAGTTGTCAGATGTTTCTTTACGAACAGCGACACTTTTCCATTTACTTACGTCCATAAAATACCCTCTAGGTTAATTAAAAGTAATAGTGTAGTTCGTCTTTCGTTGATCTATTTTTTTTAGTAAAAAAAATTATAAAAAACTATTGCTGATACAAATAAAACTGTTTTTGGATAAAAATAAAAAACCAATGCAGAGCCAATAAATATAAAAAGAGATGTTGATAATATTCCTAACATGCTCTACTTCTTAAAGACAAGATAATATGAAAAAGGTAATCTACATACCATTTTTCTTTACCGAAATGTTTACACACTTCATAATGACTTCTGCCTTCAGCGATATAAGTGTCTAAATTTACTTCAGCCCACTCTTCAGAGCTGTCTTGTCTAGTAAATAGACTATTATCTAGCATTGTATATTCACACCCGTGTGGCTCGTATTTAATTATTGCTATTTCTTTTTCTTCTTTCATTTTATACTCCATTCATCTAAAGATATGTCGCTTTTAACATGTATTTCACACCACCACCAGTCATTTGGTTTATCATCATGGTTTACTACATAGATCCTTTCAGGACACTGGTTCAACCAACTTTGAAAGTTGTCTATCCTTGTTTGTTTGTCCTCTAATTCCTCTTGTTCTTGTAGTTCCAACTCATGTGCATAATTTGCTTCACTCATATCTTCTGACATTTTTAGTTCCTCGTTTAGTTAATATGTATAAGGCCTCGTTTCTCGCATTTACAGCTTAGGTAAGTCGCGTGTCTGCCTCAGGCATTTTCACTTACTACCCTGAATCCTTACCTAGTGAAATTCAAACTCACGCTCGGTAATTAATAAGATTATCTGATATTATATGGGATAAGTCAACTAATTTATAAGGCTTCACCAAAATTGTTACCAAGGGTTACATCCACTACGCTTGGAACTTTTAGTTCTATGCACTTTTCCATGGTATTTTTAATGGTTTCTACATCTTTTTCGTCTTTGATACTAAAACAAAGCTCATCATGGATCTGCAACATAGGTAAATAGCCCAATTTGTAACAGTCCACTACGGCTTGTTTCGTCTGATCAGCAGCACTGCCCTGAATTAAACGATTGAGTGCTTTGTAAGTAAAAGCACGTTTGATATTATCAGCACCATATTTAGCTGAGGCGTTGTCAAATCGCTCTGCTGTGTGTATTCCAAAATCTTTTGGCTCCCATAGGTCAAAACGACATTTACGGCCCAATTTCGTGCGAATAACGCCCTCTGAGGACGCTTTTTGCATACATTTATCAGATAATGCCTTCACAAAGGGTGCTTTAGTGTTATATTTATTGATCAAACCGTGTGCTTCATCAACATCAACTCCTAACATCGTAGCCAATTTGTTCTTACCCATGCCATACATAAGTCCCAGTCCAATGGTTTTTGCTTGTTTACGCTCTATACCGATCAAATCTGCTACGGTTTGATGAAAGTCAGCGTCTGCATGAGTGTATGCTTCAACCAGCTCTTGTGAGCCTTCGTACCCTTCACCGATAGATGCAGCATAGTGCACCACGAGTCGTGGTTCCTGTTGCGAGTAGTCAAAGCTACCCCACTGCTCTCCCTCTTCAGGTAAAAACAAACCCCTAATGAGTGGACCGAACTCTTTAGACCTTGCCGGTAACTGTTGCAGGTTCGGATGAGACATAGATAAACGACCACTTATCGTGCCACCTCGGTCATTTTTAATCTGTCTGATCTCTGCGTGAATACGACCTTCATGTTCAAACTTCATGATAGAACTCAAGAAGGTATTATGAAATTTATTGATCTCTCTTGCCTGGACAATATACTTGCTGATCTCTTCTTTACTATTCATCAACCAGTTTTGCGTAAAACTGGGTTCGTCAGTCTTGGTGCGTGGATACTCAATCCCTAACCTGTCAAACGCATGACCGATTTGTCGTGCTGCCCAGATATCAATGTCTTGTCCCACTAATTTTTTTATCTTACCTAAAAGTGCCTTTTCTTGTTTGACAAAGTCTAGCTGCAACTGTTCACACTTCTCAGTATCTACCCGAATACCCTTAGCACGCATCTCTATGGTGATCGGTAATAATGTTTTTTCTAGTTCCCAAATCGTGGTCAAACTCTGCTGATTTAATTCAACTTTAAATCGTTGCCACAACTGGTACGTGAGTCGTGCGTCTTGTTCGGCATAAAAACCGACATGCTCTGCCGGTAGCTTCCACATCTCACCTTTCGGATCTACCCCGTGTTGTTGCGCTGCTTCTAATAATTCTGTTTCTGCTTTAAGTTCACCTAAATATTCTTTTGATAAAGCATTTAAACTTTGACTGTATCTGTTTTCATCTAACAAAGCACCCACCACCATGGTATCTACGATTTCACCTTGCACTTCAATACCCATCGCTTTGAGCCACCCGACATCATATTGTGCATTGTGAAAAATTTTAGTGCAGGGTAGTGCACAAATATCTTTCATGTATTTCAAAACTTGCTCTTTGATTAAATTACCGCCCCCAAAATGTGCAAACGGATAGTAACCTTGCCACCCTTCTACCGCAACTGCAAAACCTATGACCTCGCCGTTATTCGTGGCCCAGCCTGCGCCAAGACCTGCGTTTAATCCTTCGTCACGTGTTTCTAAATCTATGGCAATCTCATCGTAGCCACTTAAATCTTTATATTCACTGGGAGCTGACCAAATATTCTTTTTAAAATTAAATGTCATTTGCAGGTTAGCCATTCTTTTTCTCCTGTATATAAACGAAATAATCTTCTCCAATAGGATAGTTATATCTGTAATCTGTTGATAGGATGTGCAAAGTGTCCTTTGCCCGTGTCACCCCTGTATAAAAAACTCTTCTCTCGTCTGATCGCTCATCTATATTTTTGTGTGCATATGATGACGGATAGTTACCCTTAGAGCATAACAATACGTTGTTCGCCTCTCCTCCTTTCACTGAATGTATGGTGTCAATAATAATGTCAGGTTCAGCATCTAATGATGACTGACCATAACGCTGTAAAATTCTTTTAAAATATAAAACCTGTGGTTCTTTAAAATTTCTTTTTAAGATATCAAACCAAGGTAAGAACTGATCCATGGGTTTTAAATCAAGACCACAGTAATCCACCAAGTCTTCAAACGATAGTTCTGTAAAGTTATCTGTCTTTAACCAAAATTTTTGCGTACGAAAGTCAGGATGTTTTAATTCTCTAATGTACCGATACATGTGTTCAGCTTCTTTATTAGTAATTGTTTTTTTATTGCTAAGTTTGGTCCAAGTTTTAATTGCATCCCATTGTCTACGATCAAAGGATTTATTACCTTTGTTATCTGAAAAATATAACCCTGAATTTTTTGCAAAACCTCTAAGTTCATTCACCACTGTGTTAACTCTTCCAAGTATGTACCAAGTGCCTGGTATCTCTCCAATCGGTATTTCATTAAAATTTAAATAACGTTTGACAATACCCTCTTTATCTTCATGTTCGTATTCTTTTTCTACGCTGTCTAGTATACCACTTCTTATAACTTGTGAGAAATCATGTATTTCTTTACCAAACCTTCTAGTTTTTCTTAAAATAACTTTGCGACCAGGAAAATAAGTTGTAAAGTATTTTGGATCTGCTCCGTTCCAACGATAGATACCTTGATCATCATCACCTGCTAAATAAATACGATCTACATTGTCTACCATTTTATAAATGACTGACCATTGTAGTGGTGTAAAGTCTTGTGCTTCATCTAATATTAAAAGTTTTAATGGTGGAAAGTTGACTTCATCAATCGCTCTCATAATCATGTCAGTAAAATCAATAAACGAATCTTTTTTGTAATGTTCATAAGTCGCGATCTTTCTAAAGTAAACATCTAACGAATCTTTTTGATAAGACTCTAGTTTCCAAACTAATTCTGGGTCAAGCATCATGTTACGTGCTTTGTCGTACACACCAAGCGACCAATCCTTATACATGTAATTGTCATCAGCTAATCGTTCATCAGAACTTTTTAATATATTTGCGTTTAATGCGTAATCCAACATACAGTTTTTAGGATCAAATACTTCTTCATCAAAGTATTGCCTACAGTATTTATGTAATGTTTTAAAACGAGTAAAGTCCTCTACCTTAAACTGCGGAAAAGCTTTTATGGCTCTTTCAATTGCTGTGTTTACTGCTTTGTTAGTAAACGATATAAATGCAATCTCATTAGGGTGTATACCTTTATTAAGATAACCTTTCAACACTCTCTCAATTAAAGTGTAAGTTTTACCTGTGCCAGGTGGTCCAAATATTTTTATAGTCTTCCTATGTAGACTTTTGGTTTTCTGGTTTTTTAAATTTGTCATGATAAGCTTCGTCCATTTCGCTAATGGTGTCTTTTATTTTTGGTTTTGGTTTTCTATAACTTACAAACTCAGGCATCTGCACCGACCAAATATTTCTTTTATCAGATTTTGGCACATCAGGATGACCAGTCAAATAATCAGAATGTACACACCCTAACATTTTTAAAGCTTGTGATGCACTTTTAAATAGACCATTGTTCTTTTTTGCTAAAAACTTTTCTAAGGTTTCTTTTTTGAAATAGCACATGTTTGTTTTAGAATCTATCACAACATAGTTGTCTTTTAATTTATCAAACTTATCTTGTTCTATGTGCGCCTCAAAGAAATCTTTCAGTAATCCATACTTCTTCTCTTCAACGGTGTCTTTATATAAATGTCTTTTATCTTCTATTGCACTTTCTACTAACCTTTGCATTAGTAAGTCAAATGGGTTTGGTCCTTTTCTTGATGGCTTAAGTTCCATCCAATATATTTGTTCGTATGCAAGTCTAACCTTAAATGACTTTTGATCTTTAATATCTTCAGGAGTTACTGTTATCTCTTTACCTTTAAACTTAAAGGTGTACTCCATTGTTTTAATACCTTTTACAAATGTCACATCTTCAAAGTCATCAATGATCTCTGGTATTGCTGCACCTATGCCAAGTCGTCTTTGTTGACATAAATCTTTATTACAAATAGGTTGTAACTCAGGGTGCTTTGGCGGACATTGATAATCATAATTACCCTTATGCACAGACTTACAAAGATTAATAACTTCGTTCTGCCCTAATGGATTATGAAATATTTGATTGTTTCTTTGTATACCGATCTCTTGTATCTGTTGTATGCTCAATGCAGAATTCTTTTTACCTTCTAACACCAAAATATTAAATAAATAATTATTTCTATTGTTACCTGCCCAACCTTCTTGAATGAGTTTTTGAGCACATGGCGGGTAATGTCGCCACTCTGATTCAAGATCATATTCTTGTACTTTTAAATTGTAAAAATCTTCTGGTGCTATTTTTTTCTGTTCTGCAAGTTTTAAAAATCTCCCTACAAGTAACGCGTTATTGTTATCATCATACGCATGTTCCATGGTAGCCTCTTGATCGTTATATGGCATATTTAACATTTTGTTACATGGAAATACTTCTTGAGCTTGAAAATATTCATTATTTATTCGTGACAGAACTTTAGATACTTTTTTTGTATCAGCCCAGTCTGTGAAGAATACAAAAATATGTAATCCACCTGATTTTGATTTGACAGCAATTAAAGGAAGATTAAATTTTTTTATAATATCTACATACTTTTTTGATGAGAATGATGTGTAACTGTGTGGGTCAACGTCAATACAACCCCACAGACATTTACCGTCCAGCTCAGGCTTAAGGCCTATACGGATCTTCCCGTCTAAGTGTTCTTGCCATAACTCTGGTGTCAGTGGTTCGTGTATCGTTTGATACTCTGTCCCTTTCTTACCCCTCTCGTCGTCCTTGCCGGTAAGCAAGGACTTGAGGTAACGGGTGTTGTCACCCGCAAAAAGTGTAAACAACTTTTCGTGCATGACTTAAAAAGGTGTTTTTTCAGATTTAACTTCAAGAGACTTTACAGAAGAACCCTCAGGGTTGCTACTGGTCATGTCCATCTCTTTAAAAGTTTCATGAAGTTTTTTAGCCTTAGAGTAAAGCTCACATTCTTTTTCACTGGTAGTGTCAACAATGCGGTCAAAACTTACTCTGTAGTTATGATATATGTCTCCTGCTTTTGATTTTTCGGCTTGAGATCCAAAATCATAAATCTGACCAAAACTTGCTGGATTGTATGTGCCAGTCCCACTTGCTTTTGGTGCCCTTTGATTTTTGATCAAAGTATTCCAAGCATCAGATACTTTCTTTTTAGAAATGGCCATAGTAATTACAGCATGCCCAACTTCATTGTAATCATCATCCAATAAAAGACAGAAATGATTACCTGTGTTTTCTATAACACGATATGGGTCATCTTTTAAAATATCTTTTGTGCCTTGTTTGGTAGTTAGGTGCATGATATTTTGAGTGTGAATAATTGGCGCAGGTAATTTTGACTCTGCAGGAGCCTCTCTGGTGCTCCACTCGTTAAATGTATTAAGATACATAACACAAATAACCTTGATACCTTGATCGCCCTTGAAGAGTTGTCCAGTTGATTCAATATACAAATCGCCAGGTTCTGCATTTGGAATATGTTTATCTGAACCCTTTTTTGTTTCATCACTGCTACTTTGTAATAGTTTCATATATGGAACTTTAAGTTCGTCAGATTTAATATTTTCAGTGCCAAGTCCTGCATCTTCTTCAAGATTTACAATGTTGGTGCTTATTTTTGTTTCGTCTTTCTTTGCTACTTTCGTCATAGTTTAGTTCTCCGGTAAAATTAATTTTGTTTGCTTCGCTTGATAAACGCCCAGTAACTTAGTGTCCACCATGCGACCATTACGAAATTCCTCTCGTACGTATGCGCTTAGTGTATTAGCATGAACGCCTTGTTTTTGCTTGCAGTTAAAGTTTCTCGCCTGTAGATCAGCCACAAAGTTTTGAGCTTCTGCATCCTCACTTGTATCAAAATCTACTGACACTGTGTTTTTAATTAAATGACCAGCGCCGTTTTCACGAAGCCAATCTAACGCTTTTTCTTGGTCTGATACTTTAATTTTTGCTGAAATAAAATCACTAACTTTAACACGAGCACCACCGTACTCTTCTGAACATTTAAAGTCTTCCATTCCAGCAGCCTGCATGGCCTCAGGTATTAGTACTTCAGAAAATTCCCTTTCAAGGCTCTTAAGTTCTTTGAGCTTTTTTTCAGTTCCTTCTATATCTTTCTGAGTTTCTAATAGCCTTTGGCAAAGTTGTCCGATCGCATTAGTTTTTGATGGGTCTACATCTATGCTAATGTTTACGGAGTCTTGTTCTAGGTCCATAAAACCCTCCTATATAATTAATGAGATTCTAGGATAAATATTGTGCCTTGAATTGTCAACAAAAAAATAATATTATATCAATTAAATTATAGGAGAATTTTTATATGCAGTTACCTTACAGTTTTAAGACTGAACCATATCAATATCAGCTAGAAGCTTTTGAAGAGGGCAAAAATCGTTTGCACTACGCCTATTTTATGGAAATGGGCACAGGAAAAACAAAAGTGACCATTGATAATTTAGGGCATTTATATCATACAAATAAAATTAATTTTGCTTTAGTTGTTGCTCCGAATACAGTCTATCAGAACTGGAAGAGAGAGTTAAATACTCATTGCTCTGTTGATATATCAGTGTTTACTTATAAAGTTGATAAAATAAAAAACTTTGCATTTGATGATAATAAGTTAAATATTTTTTTAATGAATGTAGAGGCATTTAGCCATAAATCAGGTAAGACTGTTGCTAATAAGTTATTAAGTTCTTATGGTGCCAGAGGTTGCATGGTGATCGATGAGTCTACAACG